CTGGAGTTCAGACGTGTGCTCTTCCGATCTTATCTATGAATTAGACAACAGAAAAGAATGGATGGACGAAACGTGCTGGAAGAAAGCAAATCCTGGATTAGGGACTATTAAAAATTTTCGTACATTAAAAGATAAAGTAGAACGAGCGAAACGAAATCCTCTACTTGTAAGAAATTTAGTATGTAAAGAATTTAATATTCCAGAAACATCCTCTGAGGCTTGGATGAATGCGGAGCAGATTATCAATCCGCAAAAATTTGATGTCACTCAATTAAAACCAAGATATGGTATTGGAGGAGCGGATCTTTCTTCTACAACAGACCTTACAGCGGCGAAAGTGATTTTTAGAGTACCAAATGACGAACATATCTATGTCCTGCAAATGTATTGGATTCCAGAAGATCTTGTTGAACGCAGAGTCAAAGAGGATCATGTTCCTTATGATTTTTGGATTGAGCAAGGACTTGTTAGAACTTGTAAAGGGAACAAGGTATCTTATAAAGATGTAACAGCCTGGTTTTTGGAGATACAAGAGCAGTATGATATCTATCTGTTTAAAGTCGGGTATGATGGATGGTCCGCTACTTACTGGGTAGAAGAGATGGAGGATACCTTTGGCAAGGAGGTAATGGTTCCAGTGATACAAGGGAAGAAAACATTATCACAACCAATGAAAAGTATGGGGGCTGATCTGGAAAACAAATGGATTGTTTATAATGACCATGTAGTAGATAAATGGTGTTTATTTAACACAGCAATCGATGTAGACCGAAACGATAATATCCAACCAATTAAGACGAGTGTTCCCACAAAGCGTATTGATGGAACCGCTGCATTACTAGATGCGTATGTCGTATATCAAAATAACTTGAATGAGTATATGGCGTTGATTTAGGAGGAAAATGATATGGGATTTTTAAAACGAAATAAAAATAGGGGGAGAGAGCCGACTGTAAATCAACCATCAACAGGGGAACAACTCAAGATGGTAACAACTTGGGGCGAATATTATTATTCTTGGAATGGAAAATTGTATCAGAGTGATATTGTAAGAGCCTGTATCCGTCCAAAAGTAAAAGCACTTGGGAAGCTTGTACCTAAACATATAAGAGACGATTCAACTGGGTTGAAAGTGAATCCAGTACCGAATATTCGATTTTTATTAAGTAATCCTAATCCCTATATGACAGGGCAGATGTTCCTTGAAAAGATGGCAAATCAGCTTTCTTTAAATAACAATGCTTTTGGATTGATAGTACGAGATGAGAATGGAATTGCAATAGCATTTTATCCCATTCCGGCAATCTCAGCAGAAGCAATTTATGGAAAAGATGGGCAGCTCTATTTGAGGTTTTGCTATCAGAATGGAAATTCTGGGATTTTTCCATATTCAGATATCATTCATTTGCGGCAGGATTACTATGAGAATGATATTTTTGGAAGCAATCCAGCGCCAGCACTGGCACAGTTAATGGAATGCGTGGGAATTATTGATCAGGGGATTGTAAAAGCAATTAAAAATTCAGGTATTATCCGATGGCTTTTGAAATTTACCCAATCAATGCGACCGGAGGATGTACAAAAAAAGGTTCGAGAATTTGTAGATAACTATTTATCTTACGAAAGTGATACTTTCGGAGCTGCCGGCGTGGATTCCAAGGTTGAAGCGAAACAGATTGAGCCGAAAGATTATGTCCCTAATGCAACGCAGGCAGATCGAATTGTTGATCGGATTTATTCATTTTTCAATACGAATAAAAAAATTGTACAATCGAATTGGACAGAAGATGAATGGATTGCCTATTACGAGGCGGAGATCGAACCGATTGCCATTCAGCTTGGAAATGAGCTTACCACAAAACTATTCACGAGAAAGGAACGATCCTTCGGAAATTATATTACCTTTGAGTCAAGTAATTTACAATGTGCAAGCATGAGCACTAAATTAGCATTTCAATCAATGGTTGATCGAGGAGCAATGCTGCCAAATGAGTGGAGAGCTATTTTGAATTTGGCTCCAATCGAAGGAGGCGATCAGCCGATCCGAAGACTGGATACACAAGTAGTAGGATTAATGGAAAATATACTGCAAAAAATAAATGCAGAGAATTACAGGGCAATGGTCGAATTAATGGGTAAAATTTTGGATACTTCCAAAAAAAGTGAGAGGTGAAAAAAGTGGCAAAGCATAAAATTGATATCCGGGGTGTTCTGATTCCGAATAGTTATAAATGGTACTATGACTGGTTTGGAGAGGATAGCACATGCCCTAGAGATATAAGTAATATTTTAAATCTGGCAAGGGCAGGAGACGATGTGGAAGTTTATATTAATTCTCCAGGAGGGGTCATTGATGTAGGAAGTGAAATTTATACGTTGCTTCGCGAAGCGTCGATGCAATACAATGTCAAAATTTATATTGTAGGGGAAGCGTGCAGCGCAGCCTCTGTGGCAGCCTGTGCGGCATATTCCGAGATGTCTCCAACTGCTCTTATGATGGTACATTGTGTTTCCACGGGAATCCAGGGAAATCACACAGATATGGAACATATGGCAGAAGTGCTCCGAACTGCGGATCGTGCAATGTGTACTGCCTATACAGAAAAAACAGGAATGTCAGAGAAAGAGGCATTGGATATGATGGAGCATGAAACATGGCTGACAGCACAACAGGCGCGGAACAGAGGACTTGTGGATAAAATCATGTTTGAGGAACCAGAAAAAGAGGAGAATCTTATGGTTGCAGGTCCTATCTTCAAACTTCCAACAAAAGAACAGTTAGAAAGAGTAAAAGGATTAATGAACAGCGGCGAAGAGAAAGGAACCGTAATTGAGACAAGCAAAGAATCTATAAATTGCCGATTTTCGTTTTTGAAGTTATCAGAAAGAAAAAACTAAGTAATACCGGCGTGTCATTTGAAAACATGTCGCTGCCCCAAAAACCTTTAAAAAATATGGGTAGAAAGGAATTTTATGAATTATAAAAACTATATTGAAAAAAGACAAGGGCTGATGAATACGATTCAGTCTTTGATTAATGAAGGTAAGATTGAAGAAGCAAATGAAAAAATGAAAGAAGTGACTGCTTTGGATGAGCAATGGGATGCCATTGCCGCAGCACAAGCGAATATGAATGCTTTAAATGATAATAAGAGAGTGTTTGATATTCAGAATTGTTCCGGAACGCAGGTAGAAGGTGGCACAGTCACAGCAAAAGTGAATTTTGGATTTTCGAGTGCAGCAGATTCTGGAGATGAGATGAAAGATCTCTATAGATCAGATGCTTACAAGAATGCGTGGGCGAAATCCATGATGGGGAAACCGCTGACAGCAGAAGAGACAGACATTGTTGAAAAAGTAAATGTTTACACACATACAACAGAAAATACCGGAATTGTAATTCCAGAAACAGTTGTCTCTGGAATTTGGGATATGATCGAAGAACTATTTCCTCTATGGAATGATGTTCAGAAAACCTACATTAAAGGTGCCTATAATGCTTTGATTGGCGGAGACTCTACAGAATCCAAATGGTATGATGAAGAAACAGAGACAGAAGACGGGAAGGAAACGATTGGAGAATTGTCTTTAAGTGGCTGCGAATTGTCCAGATCTGTTACGATTTCTTGGAAGTTGCGTGAAATGGCAGTGGAAGATTTTATCCCATACATTCAAAGAAAACTAGCGAGAAAGATGGGAGCAGGACTGGGGTATGGGGCATCCCACGGAAAAGGAAAACCATCCGCATCAGAGTTTAAACCAGAACCATTGGGAATTGTTACAGCATTAAAAAAAGAGGAAAAAACTCCTCAGGTGACAAATTATACAAAGGGAGCATTGGCATATAAAGACCTGACTTCTGCCAGGGCAAAAGTCAAAGTTGGAGCCAATGAGCTGGCTATTTATGCAAATGGCACAACCATTTGGGGAGAACTTGCAAATGTGGTAGACGGTAATGGCAGACCGCTGTTCATTCCGGATCCGGCAAACAGCAGTGTATATCGAATCCTTGGCATGATGGTTAAAGAAGACGATTCCATGCTAGATGGAGAAATTTTGATGTCCAGCCCGTTTGTGGGATACCTGGCAAATGTAAACAAAGATATGTCAGTTATGACAGAAGAACATGTCAAGAAAAGGACAGTAGACTATTGCGGATATACGATTGTAGATGGCGGAGTAACTTCTACAAAAGCACATGCACTTTTGGAATATACTTCCTCGGGGGGAGAGTAAGCCGATCGGCGGCGGCTGAAAATACTGGCGAGGAAGTAAGATATGATCAAAACTGTTCTATTTCTAAGCTGAGAAAAATTGCTAAGGATAGGGCGATTTTAGGATATTCTTCCATGGATAAATCAGAACTTTTGGAGGCACTAAATGGCAATGAATGAAAATATGCTTCAGGAATTAATGTGGGCTATTCGAACGAAATCGGATAGCTCGAAAGAAGAACTTATCAGTCTTGTAAATGCGTGCAAGAAAGATCTTGAAATTGCAGGTGTTTACATTACAAATGAGGATGAACCACTTTGCAAACAAGCGATCAAATTGTATTGTAAGGCACATTATGGTTATGACTCTGAGACAGAAAAGTTTGAAACAGCATATAAAGCTTTGAAGGATGCTATGGCACTGTCAGGCGATTATGAGGCAGGTGAAAAAATGGAAGAAGCGAAATTGCTGTATTCGGAAATGCAAAAAGATGAAGATGGCTTTGCGATCGAAAAGAAAGTAGAGATCGAGATCTGCGTTTTAAAAGAAAAATCAATCGTGAGGACAGAATTCTATGATGCCTTGCGAAGTGGTATTTCTCCTCAAATTGTATTGGAAATTCGACAAGAAGATTTTGACTTATCCTTACATAAAAAGGAAGGGCAAATACATTACGCAGATCGAATTCTTTACGAAGGACAAATTTATAATATTATACGGACTTACAAGCCAAATAAATCGAAAATAGAATTGACGTGTGCATAGGAGGAATATGGCAAAATTCAAAGCAAACGGGGTCGATGATCTAATAAAAAAATTGAATAGTTTGGGTAGGAATGCGGATGACGTTGCAAAAGAAGCAATTAATGCTGCTACGCCGACATTAGAACATGCCTTAAAACAAAGTATTTTAGAGGCAGCGAACAGGATAGATGCTCAAGGGAACCCTTATTCTACAGGGGAGCTTGCTGCATCGATTGAGGCGACAGCAGCGAAAACAAATGCTTATGGAAATTTTGCAGCAGTCAGACCAACCGGAGTGGATAGAAAAGGACTTCGCAATGGCGAAAAGATGGCGTATTTGGAATACGGTACGTCTAAACAAGAAGCGCGACCTTGCATTAAAAAGGCAATTAATCGATCAAAAAAGAAATGTATGGATCAAATGAAAGGGGTCATTGAAAAGAGGGTGAAACTATGACGATAAATGAGAGAATAGAATCTGCATTATCGAGTGTAGTATCAAACATATGGGCACTTAGTTGCCCGATCGAACAGGCTCCAGATGAATATATTGTATATAATCCGGAAGCAGAGAGAGTGGAAGTCTATGCCGATGATGAGGATATTGGATGGATTGACGATATGCAGATCCATTATTTCGTGAAAAATCATGGGGAATCGAAAAAACCCGTTAATTATTTGAGAAAAAAAGACCAGATATGTAATTCTTTGCGAGCGGCAGAGTTTTTACTGAATGATATCAGTGTCTTTTTTGAAAAGGAAAGTGGATATACACACGTTGTATTTTCTGTAAGTACGGAACATGAAAGATAGAGCAAATACCGGTCGTCAAAAAAGGAAGGCGATCGCTAACCTGAAAAAATTATAGGTAGAAAGGAAAAGATAATGGCAAAAGTTGGTTTAAAATATCCGGTTGCGGCACAGTTAAACGAAGATGGAGAAACATATGAGAAGGGGTTTGTGATTGCTAGAGCAATTAAAGCAACAATCAGCACAACAAGTAATGATGTGAAACTGTATGCAGATGATGGAGTAGCCGAGAGCGATAAATCTTTCGCTGGAGGAACATTCTCGTTAAATGTAGATGATTTAGAGCAGAAGGTTTATGCAGACTTATTAGGACATACGCATACTGCATCCACAGGAGAGGAACCAGGCACTCCAGAAACAGTCAAGGCAAATACTAACGATGAAGCACCATATTTTGGAATTGGTTTCTATGGAAAGATCAAAAGACGTGGCAAGGTACTGTATCAGGCGAAATGGC